CAAATGGGTTAATACTTTGTTTAATGACCAGAAAACAATTGCTTTTTCCGACTTATTGATGGATATGATAAGAGTACTCGGAAATGCTAATAAATCTGATGATGCAAAAGTAATTTTTATCGCGCTTAGTGATGAGTTTGTTAAAAATCGCTTACTTAAAGATGATAAAAATGAGCTCATTGAGCAAGTTTTTAATGTCTATTATTGGGGCTACAATGGAAAGTTTAGTAGCCATCATCCAAAAATCGGTGATCCCGATTGTAAAATTACCAATGAAAACAATGCTGTAGATGGATATGTAGCAGTGTTATTAGCTGGTGGTCGTACTGCCTTAGTTAATTTAAAAGATGTCGATGGTAGTGAAAATTTCATAAAACGACATAATCACCGTTAACCGAATTAGAAAGTAAGAAAATTAATCTTTACTCTATAGTAATATATGTATCTGATGGATGAT